TACATGGTCACTATCAATTATTCTATTAGCATAAGGATCACATGTAGTAGGGTAAACCACTCTAACTAGTGGACCAAAACAAGGCATTCCAGGTAAACAAGCCATATTGATTTATATATTAAGGGATGTACATTATATAGTAACAAGATATTACAGGGTGGGTATTATTATGTGATTGATTATCACCTTGAGGAGCATTTGTTAATGTACAAGTGATACCTGTGCTTGCTGCTAAAGTACTTACACTATTATTATAACCTTGCCATGCATCATCATAACTACCACTACCACCATCATCAATACCTCTTAATAATGGAATTACATTATTTGGCATTGCGTGAACGTGTGTTGGATCAACAAAGTTTAATACGTTAGGATGTGTATGAGAAGGAAGTTGAGCAGTTGTAAGAGTTACATAAGATGCACCAGCAATTGTCTGTAGTCCATAAGCAGGACCAGCAGCAACGATAGGATCTAAAGCACCACCACCCATAAGAGCAGAAGTTGAACCAATTGGTGATCTACCTCTTTTATCAGGAGTACCATTTAATCCATTACATAAATAAACCTTATCCCAACCAGTAGCTAATATACCTGCACCAGTTCCATCAAAGTTACCAGCAATATCACCATAGTATTCTAACACTGTGAAAGGAACCATCTTCTCATATTGTTGTGTAACAACAGGAGAGATGCTATCTAAATATGCTTGGATTAAAGCATCTAGATCAGCAAGCTTAACATAATTAGTATCTACATCTAAAGCAAGAGCTGTTAGATCAATTTCTAACTGACAAAGTTTATTGATTGTAGCTTGTAACACTTCATATGTACTAGTAGGATCAGGAGATCCTTCTAAACACTCAATGTTATATCCTTGTTCTAGTTCAGCAAACTTAGCTTCAAGTGCTAACACTTCATCTTTTAAGAAGCATACAGACTCTGTGAGAGCATTTAATACATCTACTAATGTAATATCTCCACATGTAGGAAGATAGTCTTTTACAAAGTCACAAAGAGTTTCTTGATCAAGATCTATCTTTATACCTGTACCATCTAAGGTAGAGGTGAGGAATGTAATTAGAGCCTGCTCAACATAAGAAAGAGAGTCTCCAGTTTGAATTCCCAAAACAGGAACATCAATCCCTGTATATCTGACACACTTATCTGATACTATCTCTGTGCATCCATTATAACAATTTGAGCAATTTTGTAATGACATGTCTGTTTTATTTATATATTAAAAGTTTTACTCTGCTTGCAATCATTTCAACAGTGAATGGTAATCCATATTCTGGATTACAAAACTTATAAGTTAGAATACGCTTATAGTTTAATAGGTCCAAAAATACAACACCATTAACTGGAAGGTTTAATGAGTATATAGTGTTGTTATATAAATTACCAGCTAATTCCTTAATCTTGCATTCTATATCATTTAGAAGTACTGGAATAGTGGTACATTCAACGCAATTAGTTAAGCTTGACTGCAACATATTTAGAAGTTTGTGCCACCTTTTGAGCAGCTTTATTACAATAAGCACAAAGACCATTTGTTAGCTGACAGCTACATCCAACCTTTGCACCACATTTAGAGCACTGTGCCATATTAATAGAAGTTATTAATGTAGTTGTTTCCTGAACAACCACAATTGTTTCTAATAAAGTTATTTAACATCATGTCTGCCTGATTATATAATCTGTTTGATTCATCAATAGCACACTTATTTGCAGCAGCAATAGATCCTTGAATAAAGAAGTAAATAGAGTTTAGATCAACTTTAGCTTGAGTTCTAATAGCTCTATCACATTCCATCATATCAAGTCTCATGAATGCAGTATCAAATTTTTCTTGAATTATTTCAGTGCGCATGAAAGTTCTTTCTACAAAGTTTTCAAATGCAGGAGCAACTGTGTATTTAAACTTCCAAATACCATCAGGTAATGGTAATAAAGGATCACCTATAGGTGTTATTCCTAAGTTAGATGAAGTGAGAATGTTGAAATCATTAACAGTGAAAGGTAAACTAGTTTCCCCAATTCCAGGGATAGTTACAGTTAATGTTGGAGAAGATACAACAGGAGGATCAGTAGGATATGTTGAAGCATCAGCAATACCTAATGTAAGCAAGTTATATGTTGGAATTACTAATATGTCTAGTTTTAAATCTGCCATCTTACACTTAAAAAAAAATGCCAGAGGATTTTGAGAAAGATCCTCTCACCCTCTGGCATAGGTTATGTTATTTAATTGTTTCTACTATACCTCTAGATTAAGGGATTCTAGTGGTTGTGGTAGTAGTGGTTGATGTAGAAGAAGTTGAGGTAGTAGTTGTAGTGGTGATACAAGTGTTATCACTTGATACAGATCCTAAACCAGCTTCTAAAATTGTCTCAAGTGCAGCAGCAATACCACTAGTAGTAGCATTTGGAGCAGCAATGATAACAGTACTATCTTCCATAATGTAATCACCCCACTGATACTCAGATTTGTTATATTCGTTGAAACGAATGTAGTAAGTATCATAAGTAACACCTGAAGATACATAAGACTCAAAGTTCTCATTGTATCCAGCCATTCTGTAAAGATGCTTTAAGTAACCTGCTTGGTAGCTGTAGAAGTTTTTCTCTAATTGAGCAATCTCTGCAGATTGTCCAGTTGGGAAAGAAGAACGCTGTGTGATTACAGGAGTAGCAACAATGTTACAGTTATCAGCAACGATAAAGTCAGCAGTGGTTGCAGGACCAGAGTATACGAAAGTTCTGAAGTAGAATCTGTCATATTCAAAAGGGAATGCAGCAACATCACATGGTTGACCATAAACAGTTAGAGGCTTACCAGTAATAACTAACAAAGCATTTTGATCATTACCTACTCTTTGGAAATCGTAGAAAGTATTGAAGCTAATGTTGTCAGGGTTGTTACCTGGAGCTTGTTGCTCTAATTTAATAATGAATTGGTCAATCAATGCTGGAACATCAACAGTATCACAAGGATCACCACCACAATCGCAGCAAGGAGCTTGTACAGTTACTGAACGAGTGAAACCATTGAAAAATAAAGTGTTAACATAGCTAGAGAAACCACGAAGAGTTAAAGTAACGATATCACCACATTTAACATCCCAACCACCCACTTGGGTAATTTGGTTTGCTGCAGTTGGGCAACCAGTTACTTTGTACCACTCAGTTACGTTAGAGTTGCAACCTGAACCAGCTGGGCAACCTTTAATTTTATCAGAGCGTTTTGAACCCTGAAGGTAAGTGTTTTGTCTACCTTGAGCAATGTAAAAATAGGGAGCTGCTGCAATATTACCTGCAGTTGCTGCGCTATAATCATTCAAGAAGATACCAACCTGACCAGCAGTCAAGTTTTGTGTTGAACCAGAGCTAGGAACAGTTGTTTGTCCTACTGGCACCACGAATAACGTGGTTAATGAAAAATCAGCCATTTTTTATTTATTTAAGTTGTGAATAATTTACTCGTTTGTTTGGATTCTAAACTGTGCACTTTGTACAGCAGATTGGTTCTCTGTATACATTGCTAGGTTCTGAACTGTTAAATCTAACAATTCATCTTCTAGATATGTCTCTAGTTCACAATCCTGGTTGTAAGATGGTTTCCCATCTAACATTATATATCCTTCTTTATTTATATACACTGGGTATCTAAAATAAGAAATGTAGATATCTTTTGGTGTAAATGTACCATCTGTAAAAACACTTATCTCATCAGATGATAGGAAGTTAAATGTTTCTTGGTATTCAAATGATGGTCTATAATGTGTGTTATTTAATAACAATGATAGATCACCATGTTTTGCTAGATCTTTATTAATCCAGATTTTTCTATCTTTACATCTTCCTTTATCAGCTATAATATAGCTATCACCATAGAACATGTATTTAGGAACTAATAAATGAATATTTGCAGCCCACTGATTTAACTCAGCATTCTTTAAGTGTAGTGGTAGCCTACCATCATTGTAGGCTATCACTAAACTTTGTAAATCTTCATAACGCTTTTTAAAAGCATCTTCACCTAGACCAGGAATTGTACTAAAACCATCAACCTTCTGCTTAATTAACTTAATCTGAGCTTCATTTAGTGCAAGGATTTTATCCTCTAGCTGAATTTGTTGGTGCTCGTTTGTTGATAGTTTATTTAGTTTTTGGTCAATTTTATATAATAAACTATCTACAGGGATCATACAGAGGCAAGTTTCTTAGTTTTCAATTTTTGTTCTAGAGTAATTAGTTCGTCTTGATTATCATCATCAGATAAGAATCTAATTAATTCTTCTTCATCTTTCGCAACTTCAAACTCTCCTTCATAGATTCTGCCATTAGGTTTTACTCTATAGATTGAGTGTGTTGTAGCTTGTTTAATTAAATCTTTAATATGGAGTAAGTTTTCCTTCATGTCAGCAAATCTGTTGAACACTTCAATAGGACTTAGTCCTTGGAAGTTTCCACCTTTCATTTCTGTTTGTTTAAGGATGTTATCCACTTGATTATAAACAACTTCTTCCTTAGTATCATCAGTGATTGGAAGTCCTAATTGACGAGCAACCTTGCGTTTCTTCTCAGGAGTCATTGCATCAAACTTAACAATAGCTTTGTTGATCAACTGTTTCTTCTTATAGATAACAGCATTTTCAATTTCATCATCAGCTACATAGAATTGTGTATCTGCTGGATATTCACCACGTTCCCAAGCTTGGTAGCTAGAAGCAATAGTTGGATGAACACGTAACCAAGCAAAAGCTAATTCTTGGAAAGGATTACTTAAGTCAAAGAAGTTATCAGCATCAAGCAATTTAACAGCTTGTACATGAAGAGTATCTTCTGTTGATGTAGATAAACCATAGTTCCAGAAAGAAGATCGTGGTGATAAATTAACATCACCTAAAGCAGCCTCAAGTCTATCTTTAAGAGCTGTAACACGTTCAACTTCCATTTCTCTTTCTAGAGGATCTGAAATACGTCTGATGTATGCAGCATTAGGATCTAGTCCTGTTCTATACTGACCATCAAGTTCTTTGTAAGGATACTTAAAAACTCCTGTTCCAGGAATCCTTGTCATACCTACAGCAGCAAGTCCAGCTTGCATTGTTTGTAATTGAGAGCTATTGTACTCTCTTTTCAAAGTTGAGATTTTTCCTATCTTACCCATATGTAGTTTAATTATTGTTTGGTTTATATTTGCAGAGTGTTTCCATCGAAGGATATGCAATGAACATTTGATTCATTCATCACTCTGTAGTTTGAGAAGTTGCTCCCCTCCAGGTGGGACAGGGTGAGGGGAGCGTTCTTCTCAGTATTTAGCTTTCCTGAAGAAAGCAGCCTAAGGATACTATCCTTAGAGGGGATTAGAATTGTGGAATTTCTTCGATCAATACTGTACGAGATAAATCCTCGATAAATACATCACAACGATCTTTCATCCAGATTTCGTATCCTGGGAATTTGTTTGCAGAGCTCATACCTTGAGATTTAGCAAAACCTAAGTGGTGACGAGTTCCATCGATATAACCCCAAGTCATAGAAGGAGCACCCTTCATACGTACTTCACGAATGTTGTTTACCATAGAACCATCGCTCATTGGAGACACATCAAATACCATGAATACTGGAGTAGATTTTTTGTTCTGACCAAATTCTAAGTTAGACTGTGGTAAATCTAATTCTTTCAAGTGAATTAATTCAACACGACCAGTCTCACGAGTAACCATTGCATCGAATGCAAAGTTGTAAGTGATGTGTTGACCTTCTCCTTGCATGTAACGATTACCAGAATCAGCCATGAAAGTTAAACCTGAATTTAAAGCGTCAGTTTTTAAAGCTTGTTGGAATACGTCAAAACCAGCCTCGTTAGTGTACATTTTAACACGACGATCTTTAACATCCACACGACGATAGAACAAATCACCAAAGACAGCACGAATTAAGTTTGCAGAGAACTCTCCACGATTGTACTGTACTAAGTTACCATTGTTACGCATTCTGTGGTATACACCAGCTGAAGTACGTTTTAACTCTTGCTTAGAACCATTAGTTTTAACAGTACCTGGTTTAGACCAGATCATACGCTTAACTTTTAATTCTAACATAGACTTACGCATCCAGAACTCAATGAATGGTTCCCATTTAACATCATTACGAGTTAAAGGTAATTGGTTACGACGTTGAGGAGCATAAACTAAAATGTCTAATGGCTTACCAGAAGCATCACGCATCATTTTGTCATCAGCCCACTCAGTGATTTTGTGCTCAAAACCATATGCAGAACCTAAAGATTCGAACATAGTGATTTGCTCACCTAGACGTGGTAATCCTAATAAGTCCTGATCAAATTCACCAATAGCAGCATCAACTAATTCCAATTCAACACCATATTGCAAGAATACTGGGCTAACGAAATCTACAGTTGGGTTATCAGTCACCAAAGTGAAGGTGTACAAGTAACCTGCGTTAAATGGTTGAGGATCTTTGATCACGTAGAAACGTGGACCATATTGACGAGTACCTACAGAAACGATAGCGTTTTTAGAGAACTCATTAGTATCTAACACTAAAGTGAACTCTTGACCATCAATACCTGTTTTACCTGCAAGGATTAAAGCTGCAGTTGAATCAGTAATGTCAATGATTTTAGGGAATTTGTAAGGAACCTGAACTTGCCATTTCCAAGCATCACTGTTATTATCGATATAATAAGGAGTGCTCTTGTTGATCATGTCCAAGAAATCATTACTGTACAACGAGCTCTGAGTATACAAAGAGATGATCTTTTTGTCATAATCAGCAGGCTCAGTAGAGTGGAAAGACTCTAAGTGATTTGAGTCAGTAAGCTTACCAACAGCACGCTTGTCCATAGACGCAACACGAGCATAAGTAAAGCCAGTTAGACCTGGGATTGTTTGAATTGCCATTTTGTTATTCTTTTTAGATTATTGTTTAAAAAATTATTGGAACCAGGATGTTGGGTTACTACTTGCTTTATTTCCTTTTGTAGCACTTTTCTCAACTTGTCTTGCAACCTGACCAAATAATTCATTTGATTTTTTTGTTACACCAGTCTTTTGAATTGTAGAGAGCGTAGGATCTTTTTCTAAGATCTTTAAGAGTAGTCCAAGTTTAACCTTCATAGCATGGTTCTCAGGTCTCTTTAGCTCTAGGATGGTACGATCAAAATCTGTTAATGTTTCACCAGAATTTGTTTTGTACTTATCCACCAAAAGGAAGTCTTGTAGTTCACCAGCTATTTTAGGATTTAATGGAATACCATCAAACTCTTTAGCTTTCAGCTTCTCCCCAAGGATAGTCTGAACATTTTGTACGTATTGGTTTTTAATTGCAGCTTTCTGTTGTAATTCAACTTCAGCTCTTTGTTCTAATTGAGCAAGCTTTTGAGCTTCCTTTTTAACTAACACTTTATGGTGTTTTGTTGCTACAGTTTCGAGATCTCCATAATTCTTTAATCTCTCTACCTCTGTTTCAATATCTTCAGGATCAAAACCTTGATCATTTAATGCTTGTTTTATAACTGCAACCTGATTACCCTCTTGTGAAAGATCCATCTCAGAGAAGTTCTCAATGTTATTATAAGTACCAAAGTAATCTTTAGGATTAACTCCTTTTACAAATATGGCATCAAATGCTTGTTGATAATCTTCTCCAAATTGCCCAATGAAGTTATTAACCACTTCAATTGCACCTTTTTTCTTTTCAGCTTGGAATCTTTCAAGGAACTCTTCAGGAGTGCTAATAGGTTGTTCATCATCATCATCTTCCTTAGTAAACACACCTAAGTTAAATAGGTCATTTGCTAAAGCTTCAAATCTAGTTGATGCAACAGTATCTTCTTCATCACCTTCTTCAGAATCAGATTCAGCTTTCTCTGCAGGTTTTGCAGCAGGAGCATCCTCTTCTTCCTCTTCTTCATCACCTCCTAATAGGAAGTCTTGTAAATCTTGTTTCTTTTCTTCATCAGATTTGTCTGTTGATTTCTCAACAATATCATCTCCAATAGTTTTAGCAGCAGCAGGTTTTGTTTTTGCTGGTGCAGGATCTTCAACTTGTTTAACAATTTCTTGAAGATCATCAGGACTACTAGTTGTGGTATCAGGTCCAAGCAAATCATTTAATAGTTCTGCGTTACC